GGGCTTTGTTTGTAGAAAACAAGATTATGGAATTAGTATCTAAACACATCCCACCAAGAATGACTAAGGCTGAATTAATTAAACATATCAATGAAGATGGACCTGCAGTTGCACCATCAAAACCAAAAACTTCACCAACAACAAAACCGGGTAAACCAAGTACAAGACCACAAAAACCTGGTCATCCTTTGAGAAATCCTAATCCTGGAGAGAAACCAGCACCAAAGGCTCGTTATGAAGAGGCGAAGAATGAGGTTTTGGATTTAATTTCACAAATTTTAAAAAAGTAATCATGGCAAAGAAAGTTCGAGAACAAATAGATTATGCTGGTAGACCTGAGAGAATGGATCCTAATTTAGAAAGAAAACTAAACGATCCTGAAGGAATGTATGCAACTAACCCTGCAATGAAAAAGGGTGAGAAAGACGTACAAAGATTAGTGAGTTCAAGATTCCAAAAGGTTGCTAAAAAATTGAGAGATGTAACAGGCATTCAAACATTAACAGGAAATCAAGTTCAGAACTTATACATGCAAATGATGTCTAGAATCCCTATGATTATGCAAGTGGAGGCTAGGAACAAAAAGAAGTTAGAGGACTTGGCAGTTAAAGCGTCTTTGGATGAAACTGAGGTACCTGAAGGATGGGTTGAAATCGATGCTCAATTAGGTAGTCCTATTGATGTTTCAAATTTCAGATATGAACCTGATCAGGAGGAAGAAGATGAAGAGGAACAAGAAGAAAAACAATCTTTAGATATACCGTCTTTCGATGTTGAGGATTTAACTGACGAAGAGGAATTAGAATTAGAGAAACATAAGAGAAATATAATCAATGCTATAATTCAAGGAGCAGCAAAAAAAGGACATTATATTTTCCAAAAACCATCAATCAAGAGAGAACTTGACAAAATAAATCCTGAATTATTTGGACTTTATTTGGCAATTATGGCGGTGAATGATTACATGTATTTCACTCAAGAACAAATGATTGAAATGATGAGTCAAACAGGTCAAGGTGTTGCAGGAAAAGTAGAATTAGACCCAGGTGGTGACGATGAGGAAGAAGAAGGTGGAGATGAAGGTGAATCTGAAATCGACACTGTAATCAAAGCACAAGGGATGATTTTTCCAATTTTATGTCATGAAATAATCAAAGGTATTGAAGAATCAAAAGCAAGACACGGATTACCGAAGGAACCCGGAATGCGTCAAAAGGTACAAAGCCAAGTAGATTTGTTATCAAACGAGCCTATGCAACTAAGAATTGGGCCTGAGATTGTTGAAAAAATTAGATTCGCATTACCTGATCCAATGTTTGAAGATGAAAACAAAGGATTAATAAATTGGTTCCATATCTTGTTATACCAAATACCAGCTCAAGAATTTTTGGAAATCGTAGGAAATGCCATCTCTGAAGATGCGTCTAAAGTAAAGAAAGCAACTGCAAGATTTGAAGAAATCATGAAAGAGGCTCAAAATATGAAAGACGAATTTGAGGACTATAAAGAAGAGGAAGGTATTGATTCTGAAGATGAAGATGACGGACTTGATGATTTCTTCGGTAGTATGGGTATATCAAGACCCAAATAAGTCTTTGTGACTAGAGAACAATTAATTATTGAAGTTACGAAGTGTATGAAAAACACTCCGTACGCGATGAAAACATATCTCCAAACCTTTGATAATACGGTTAAGAAATATGTGCCTTTGGATTTATTTCCTGACCAGCTTACATTGGTTGAGGATTACGACAACTATAATGAAAACATTGCCCTGAAATATAGACAGGCGGGTGTTTCCACAGTTACCGCAGCTTGGGCGTCAAAAAGATTGGCATTTGCAAAAAAGAATAATCCTGAAAAGGTTCTAATCATCGCAAACAAACTTGATACTGCGGTCGAATTTGCAAATAAAGTGAGATCATTTACCGAACAATGGCCACAATGGGTTGGTGTTGGGTTTTCTCCTGACAAAAACGCCGCACGTCATTTCAAACTTACAAATGGTTGTGAAGTCAAAGCAGTTGCGACTTCAAAGGATGCCTTACGTGGATATACTCCAACAATATTAATTTTTGATGAAGCCGCTTACATTGAGGCAGATGATGACTTTTGGGCTGCCTGTATGGCCTCACTATCTACGGGTGGTAAGGTTATTGTAATTTCTACGCCTAATGGATATGATCCAATCTATTATGAGATTTACGACCAAGCTCTAAAACAAATGAATACATTCAAAATCACTGAAATGTTTTGGTACAAAGATCCAAGATATAATAGGGATTTACAAATGATCAAAACAGAAGATTTGATTGAATATTTGTTGAACAGAGAAAATTTCCCCAACACAGAAATTGTAGATTTATCTGTAGAAGATGCCTATGAAAGGGACTATGATCTTGTGAGTAATTACTTATCTAAAGGATTTAAACCTTACTCATCTTGGTTCGAGAGTATGGTGAAAAAACTTAAGTATGACAAGAGAAAAGTTGCACAGGAATTAGAATGTAACTTCTTGGGTTCAGGTGATAACGTATTCGACGCCAACCAACTAATGAGGATTAAAGAGAACGATATCAGAGAACCTGATGGTAAGATGATGGGGGGTAGTTTATGGATATGGAAAGAACCTGTTATGTCACACAAATACATTATGGGTATTGACGTATCTAGAGGTGATTCTGAGGACTTTTCCTGTATTGTGATAATAGACTTCGACGATAGAGAGCAAGTGTTTGAATACGTCGGAAAACTACCACCAGACACATTGGCAGAGATAGCCTATAAGTGGGGCAACATGTATAACGCATTTGCGGTTACGGATTTGACAGGTGGTATGGGAGTTGCAACTGCAAGAAAATTACAAGAGTTAGGATATAGAAATCTATACATTGAGGGTGTTACGGACAAAAACAAATATAAGTGGGACCCTAAGAGAGACGAAAAAATACCTGGAATTAACTTTAACAACAAACGTGTACAAATTATTGCAGCATTTGAAGAAGCGTTAAGACACGACTTCAAAATCAGATCATCGAGATTATTGAATGAGATGGGTAAATTCATATACGTTCATGGAAGACCTGATCATCAAAAAGGACATCATGATGATTTGATTATGGCAATATCTATGGCGATTTATGTTGGAGATACATCTTTCCAAAGTTTGACCAAAGTTATTAATCAAACAAAAGTCATGATTGATTCTTGGAAAACTACAGTAACTGAAAATAGAATGAGGTCAGATTTTTTTAACCCAATGATTCCAGTTGCTGGAAGAGATAGTGGAAGATATCCAAATGAGGTTACTAAAGGTGATTATGAGAAGTACGCCTGGTTATTTAGGCCCAAATAACTATTTATATTATCTACGTAATAAGTAAAATTGTATCATGAGTGAAAAGAACCTAACGGTCTGGCAGAGATTATCCCAAGCTTTTGGTCCTAATGCTCTTTTGAATCAAGATTATCCAACATTTCATTTTGATAAGAAAGAGTTATTAAGAACACAGGACAAAGGGGAATATGAGCGTGAAAAATTACAGGCTCAACAAACATTTTATCTGTCCAATCAGTGGGCAAAAGTTGAGAATAACCTATATTCACAAGCAGTATATTATGAGCCAACAAGATTGGCTTCAGTATATGATTATGAATCAATGGAGTATACTCCTGAAATTTCTGCAGCTTTGGACATTTATGCTGAGGAATCTACAACAACGAATGAAGACGGATTTATTTTACAAATCTATTCTGAATCTAAGAGAATTAAGGGAGTACTAGCAGATTTATTTAACGACAAACTTGATATCAATACAAACTTACCTATGTGGACAAGAAATACTTGTAAGTATGGTGATAATTTTGTGTATTTGAAATTGGACCCTGAAAAGGGAGTTGTTGGTGTTCAACAACTACCAAATATTGAAGTTGAAAGAGTTGAGGCAGGTATGCATGAAAAAAGAGCTCAATCAATAGAGGATCCTACCGCCCAAAGAGCATTACATTTCAAGTGGAAGAACAAGAACATGGAATTCCAATCATGGGAAATTGCTCACTTTAGATTGTTAGGTGATGATAGAAAACTTCCGTATGGTACTTCTATGTTAGAAAAGGCAAGAAGAATTTGGAAACAACTTTTACTATCAGAAGATGCGATGTTGATTTATCGTACATCGAGAGCACCTGAAAGAAGAATATTCAAAGTTTTTGTTGGTAATATGAATGATGAAGATGTTGAAGCATACGTACAACGTGTTGCCAACAAATTCAAAAGAGATCAAGTTGTGGATCAAAAGACAGGTAACGCC